ACAGATCACAATATAGGAGGCACATGATGTTCAGTGTCATCAGTAAGATGCTGGGATCAGGGGACGTCATCTCGAAAGGGATGGACCTGATCGACTCAATGCACACCAGCACAGAGGAAGAGATCCAGGCCAAGGCCAAGGCCAAGACAGATCTGCTGTCTGCCTACGCGCCGTTTAAGTTAGCGCAGCGTTACTTGGCATTGATGTTTGGGTTCACATTCTTATTCAGCTATGTCCTAGTCCTGGCGATGACGATCTCAGGACAAGGCGACCCAGACGCAGTGACCAAGGTCATGGAGCAGTTCAGTATCAATTATGCAATGCTGATTATCTTAGGTTTTTATTTTGGCGGCGGAGCTGTCGAAGGATTTATGGAGAAGAAAAAGAAATGAGTCTGTACGAAAACATCAACAAGCGTAGAGCTGCAGGCAAGTCACGCAGCAAAAAGAAAAGCACGATCAACGACAAGGTGTACGCACAAATGAAGGCAGGCAAAGGACCGTTCGCTAAGAAGAAAGAGGACAGCCAATGAGTTGGGAGTCCCCTTACTTCACCCATGGCGAGATGGCATGCAAGTGCGGCGACTGCAATGCAGTCGAGATGATGGACCCAGGGTTCATGGAGAAGCTCACTAGTTTGCGCGGCGACTGGGGTCAGCCCCTGGTCATCACCAGTGGGTACAGGTGCAGCCTGCACCCAGTCGAAAGATCAAAGGATAAGCCTGGCGCACACGGACGTGGCCGGGCAGCTGACATAGCCGTCAGCGGAGAGGATGCTTACAAGCTGCTGTGTGTAGCACTAGGGCATGGTTTCACAGGGATAGGCATTGCACAAAAGGGCAACCACTCATCCCGCTTCATTCATTTGGATGACCTGGACGAGACGGAGGCGTACCGACCGACTATCTGGTCTTACTGAATGAGACGGGACATTGGAAAAAAGGAAGTTTCCAGCGTCCCAAGCTGAGGCGCTGAGACAAGGTGTTACTTACTATTTCACCGGCAAGCCATGCAAGCACGGTCATCTGTCGGAGCGATTCGCTAAGAACAAGAACTGCCGCGAATGTCTACGCCTACGAAATCGCGCTAGAACAAAACAAGGTTACTGGCTCGACTACGGAGACGAAGCGTATAAGCAGCGTAAACGCGACAGAGCGAAGCGCTATGCAGACTCAGCAGCCCACAAGCGAGGCGTTGCGAATCGCCGCTATCATGAGCGAAAGGCAAGAGTCGCAACCCGTCAAGGCGTTACAGAACTACGCAGGATTCGACTTGAGGCACAGCTGCTATCTATCGATACTGGTGTGAAGCACGAGGTCGACCACATCATCCCTCTGATCAATGACCTGGTGTGCGGACTCGACGTACCGAATAACGTACAGATCCTCACCAAGGCAGAGAACCGGCGCAAAGCAGGTAGGTTTGACCAGGATGAACAGTCGAATATACAAATGCAGCTGATAAAAGAAACCCCTCCGAAGAGGGGCAATGAGGGAAGCTAGCGGGAGTGAGGGAGAGTCGCTAGCAATTAAATTCTACCACGCGAATCGAGCGCGCAACACCAGCAGATCTCTTGATTATTCCCTTGTCTGTGAGCCGGTTCAGTATCCTGGTCATGCCTGCCTTTGACTTTTCTCCGATCGCTTCCATGATCTCTGCAAAGTTTGGAGAGTATCCATTGTCCTCAGCGTATGCTCGGATAAAGTCCACGGTTGCCTGTTCTTTATTTGTCATCCTTCCCCCTAATAAATTTGTGCGGGTCGATGTTGTCCCAAATAAATTTTTTCAGCGCCTCTGTGTACGCGTCGTATGTCATCGACAGGAACTCTGTCTGCTTGTCTGAGGGAACGAACAGCTCCTGGAAGTCGTCCGGCTTACCTTCAATTTCGATTGTCACTTTCATAGCTCCTCCAGCTTCAGCGTCTTGGCTCTCTCCCAGTGCTCTTCAACAGCTGGTATCTCTTTGGTTTGTGCCGGCTTGGCTTTGATCCTGCGCAGCGGCCAGGTGATTTTGTAGCGTCCCGCGTTACAGATGTTCGCGTTCTTCTCTTTCATGTCGTTCATGATGTCGAGCTGCAGGTCGCTGACCAATGCTTCATAGGCCTTGAGCTCAGCTCGCAAATGGGCTAACCGCTCAATCTTTTCTTTCAGATCATTCTCTGCATCCATCTCGACGTCTTCAGGTACGTCGCCCTTCATGTCAGCTGCTTCCGCTGCAGACATCGCCGGGTACCAATCCTCATCACGCACGCGTCGTTCAAAGTCAGAGCAAGCAAGAATAATTTTTTGCTGCATTTCTGCATCGGCTTTGTAAACATAGATGTACAGCTCAACCCCCTGGTACAGGATTGCAATCACACCCCACTGTGCGCCGGTACATAACATCTGACCCTGCAGCTGGATCGGTCCTCGATAGGGCGCAGGCACATCGCTAGGTGCGACGCGAGTGAGTTTGGCTTCCAAGACACCTTTGCCGTCCAGGGTGATCGTGCCTTCCTGGTTCATCACATATATGTTGTTCGCCGGGTCGGTGTTGATCACCAGGTTGTCAGCCATTGCGCCGCCATCGAGCGATGCCTGGAGCAGATCCTTGTAGGTGTAAGCCTCTGGGTAGTCGAGCTTCAGTTTCTTCAGCCCGAGGCGCCGTGCAGCGGTGCGCAAGATCTGATCCTCAAACTCATTGCCCCAGTCAGCTGCCTCGCCGACCTGGATGTCGTAGTGATCGACGCCTTCCTTGCGAGCTCGGATCGTTGCATCGAGCTCATCATTAGGCGTGGCCCATGGGCTGAATCCCATGATGTTTGGAAGACGGCTCGCGCTCATCTTCTGAATGGTTGTGACTTTACCTACCATTGCTAATCTCCCTGCACTTTTGATACATATCACAAAGGTACTCCAAATCTTCAACAGTCACTGGTCTGACTGACTCAATCTCTGTTGATTGCAGCGTTTCAATGATCTGTTCTAGTTGCGGAATTTCTGATGCGTCTCCGCCATCCACTACAATGGCTTGAACACTGCCCCTTTTTACCCAAGATCGTCTGACTTCCCCGTCTGTCTTCTTAACGTGATCGCTGATCAAGTCGAGAATTTTTTGAATCTCATGACCGCACAGTGTGATTGTGTAGTCGGTATTATCTTTTATTGCTAGCTTTACCATCGGTACAGCTCCTCTTCTGTCATTGCTGTGTCAGCGTCCATCTGCTGCGTGGCGTATGCCCACAGGTCAGCTGGCAGCTGGTGTTGATCAAGGCCATCGATGTCGATCAACTGCATACCAGGCATCTCATCCGGGTCATTGATCGACGTGTCGGTGAACTTGATCTGGTGCTCTTGATCTTTGAAGTAGATCATTTGATACAGAGTGCGGATCATTTGAAGTAATCCCTCGGCCAGATACCGCGACCGCAGACGCGGCGCAGTAGTTTATCGACTACAACAGACACCAAGAGTGCTGCCCCATAAGTCACGATGAACAACACCGCGATTGCAAACCATTCACTCATAGTGAGGCCTCCAGATCTCTCAGCTTGATGTAGTTGTTGTAGTTGATGCGTGCGTTTCGCCAATTGATGGTGCTGGCAGACGTCATCTTTCTGCGGATTGTTTCCCGCATCATCTCTGGATCGATCCCAATCTTAAACAAGATGAGGTCCTGGCTCTCACGCATCAGGAAATCAAACGCAGTCATAAAGTCACAGTTAGCGAAGCCTTTGACTTCCCTGTACTGCTGGCGGATCAGTGTGCGCAGCCTTGCGCGCTGGTTTTTACTGACGTCATTGCGGGCCAGGCGCATATTAATTTTGTCGATTTCCTCAATAGCCTTGGTCGCATCGGCAACGATCTTGACCTTCGGCCTAGAAAAAATGTCCTTAAATGCCAGGCCCAACACTGCCTTCCAGAGCTCAATCTCTGCTGCGGCTTTGTCGTCCCAGACAGACGAGCGAATTTTTTGCAGCTCTCTGAGCTCGGCCTGGAGGAGATCGCTTCTTTTGGACAGAGCGAGCGGAGTCTCAAGACCTCTTTTGAGATACTCCTCGATCGACTCATCGGTGTCATGTATTTCATTGACGACGGTTTCGATCTTTTCAAAGATGTCACCCTTCATACGAACGCCTCCTGGATTGTTTCGATTAACCTCATTGGGACGACAATTTTTTTGCCGTCCTCAGTGCGGATGCGCACAGCCTTTGAGCTGTACGACAAAACAGTGCCGGCGATCTTGCCGCCGGCCAGTGAGATTTTTGCTCCGATATGCAGTTCCATTACACATACTCCTCAACGTGAACGTAGATACCAACAGGGCTGCCGACCGGCTCCGCGTAATCGTTGCGCAGCTCGCTGTACTTTGCGCTTTGCGGTTGATGGTGTGGTTCGCTCCAAACAATGGTTACCCCGATCTTGCCAGCAGCAACCACCTCTCCGATCCACTCAGGGTGCATCGCGCCCCAGCGACCGATGACTTTCTTTCCGACGAATTCTTGATGGTTCATTACGCAACCTCCTCAATCAAACTCAACAAGGAATTCATGCGCGATAACTCGGCTTTAATGAAACTTTCCCCGCGCTCAAAAATTAAAGTTTTGGCCTGAGCAACAACAGAAGCTTTCTCCTCAGCATTCCATCCCAAGATATCCGCCTCTCCACTTACAATCGCTTCCAAAGCCTCGCGCATATGAAGCGAAGGATAGTTCGGGTTGTATCCAATGATCATGTCGAATCTCCTCTTGTTTCCCTCATCGACAAAGACAGGTTAGGGCAAAGGTTCCACATGTGTCAACACATTTTATCTTGTGCGGTTAAATTTGTGCCGATAGGCTTGCCGATACATAACCAAAGAGGACACATATGGGAGCCATGTCCCGTCGCAAGGGTGCCACTTTCGAGAGAGAGATTGCTGGCATGATCCGAGATCATCTCGGGTACGACTGCAAGAGAAACCTAGAGCAATACCAGCAAGGCGGTGATGATTTATCCGGCGTGCCTGGTTGGAGCATCGAGTGTAAAAGGTACGCGACCTGCGTACCCTCAGACATCAAGACCTTTTGGCTGCAGTGTGAAGCACAAGCAGCGGCCAAGGGGTTGCGTGCGGTCCTCTTTGTGAAACAAGACAGGAAGCCAATCCAGGTGTACATCAACTGGATCGGACCTGGTCATGACTGCTATGAGCAGCATGACATCAACAGCGTCGCGCAGATCAGCTTTGAGCTGTGGTGCGGCATAGTCAGAGAAATAGGAGAAGAAGATGCTAGGTCTTAGCGATTCAACTGCGGAGTACTTCCGCTTCAAGCCATCCATCAATGCGTGGATCGTCGACGGTGACGAGATCGAGTTCAAGGGGATGGGTATTGACCCAAGCAGCCTGAAAACTGGGTGGGGGAAAATACAAGAGGGACAAGCGCCTGAGTGGCAATGGGACGAGCGCCCAGGAGTCAAGGGATCAAACCCTGGCCAAGACTTTAAGCGCGGTTTCAGCGTCATGGTGTACATCAAGGACTACGGATGGCGTGAATGGACGACCACTGGATCTGGTCCCAAGATGGGGCTTGAGGCTATCTGGCCTGCAATCCACAACGGCGCCGCAAGTAACGAAGGCAAGATGGCCATGGTCGCATTCAATGGCGCCAAGGCTGTTGCGATCGGCAAAGGCACTACCCGTGTACCAGAGTTTGAGCTGAAGGGATGGAATGATAAGCCAGAACAACCAGCTCCTGCACCGGCTCCAGAACCCCAGGCAGCACCCCAGCCTGATTCGTCGGACGACGATTGGAAGTTCTGAACCTTCAGCCCCCTGCGGGGGGCTTTTTTTATTGGGGTGATATATGCACAAGTATGCTGAACACATTGTCGAAGTTGCACAGGAGCTGTGGGGCGACATCAATCATAAGATGTCCCATGGGCATGAAGTGCGGTTCGGTAGCTACGGTTCAAAGAGCGTCGACAAAGAGAAAGGCGTCTGGACCGATCATGAAACAAATGAGTCTGGAGGATTCGTTGATCTGTGCAAGATTGCGTACCCGGAGGCAAACGGACACCTGGCTGACTTTTTAGAGAAGCGATTCGGGATGCAGAAAGACCCGAGCTTCACCAAGAAAGATCGAAACAGGATCACAACCTATGACTACATCGGTGATCACGGAGTGTTGGTCTACCAGGTCGTCAGGACAGACTTTGCAGATGGAAAGAAAACATTCAGACAGCAGCGCCCAGACGGACAAGGTGGCTGGATCTCAAACATCAAGGACATCGAGCGCATCCCCTACAACCTTCCTGAGATACTTCACCACAACAAGCGGTGGGTATGGGTGGTCGAAGGAGAGAAGTGTGTCGAGCGGCTCAGAGATCTTGGAATCATTGCCACTACCAACAACGGCGGCTCCGGCAACTGGGGCGACGAGCACTCCAAGTGGCTCGCAGATCGACAGGTCATTGTGGTACCAGACAACGACGAAGCAGGACGGAAGCATGGCGCAAAGGTGGTCAACAGCCTTTTACCAGTCGCTAAAGAGGTCAGGCTCTTAGATCTATCCGACCAGCTACCTGAGAAGGGCGACATCGTTGACTGGCTGGACAGCGGCAAGACACAACAGCAGCTGATCAGCATGGTCAAGACAGCACCGTCAATCACTGAGGCGATGCAAGATCCAGGTGAGATCGAGCAGGAAGAGATCGAAACCTATCCAACCATGGCGATCGGTGAGCTCATGGCGATGCCGCCAGTGCAGTTCCTGGTTGACTCATTATTTACCAGACACGGCTTCAGCGTCATGTATGGACCACCGGGTTGCGGTAAGACGTTCCTTGCTTTGGACATTGCTCTTTGCGTCGCATCAGGGAGAGACTTCCATGACATGCCAGTCAAGCAGGGCGCAGTGCTCTACATTGCAGGCGAAGGTGTCGGCGGTATTGGCAAAAGAGTCAAGGCATGGCTAGAGAACAGAGGCAGCGGAGTCACAGAGAAAGAGCTGCCGTTCTATGTCCTGCCAACCGCAGTGGACTTCACCAGCCCGACAGACGTGGAGAAGTTGAAGGCAACGATCCAGCAGCTGGAGGATAAGGCCGGCGGCTTCAGCCTGATTGTTGTGGACACGGTTGCCAGAGCTCTACTCGGCGCAGATGAAAACTCAGCGACAGATGTCGGTAAGTTTGTGAAGACCTGCGACGTGCTCAAGCAAAGCTACAACGCTGCTCTACTGGGTATTCATCACAGTGGCAAGGACGGCAGCAGAGGGATGCGTGGATCAAGCGCATTGCTCGGAGCTGTAGATACCAGCATCCAGGTCAAGAAGTCAGGCGCCGTCCTTACGGTAGTGACGGAGAAGCAGAAGGACGCAGAGCCAGCTGAGGATTTGTTCTTTGAGATGCAGAGCGCTGAGGTCGGCACGATCGGAGGTGAGACATCTGTGTACCTCAACAAGGTGACAGCTGACGCCATTGCAGCTGACAGTGCCAGCTTTAATGAGAAAGAGCTGAAGGCGATGAACTGTTTACGCGACGCAACGGACAGAAATGATGTGATCAGTGTGGAAGTTGCCAGAGACTCTTTCGTCTTCTGGCTGCTCGAAAAGGAAGGTTTGGACGTGACGGATAAGAAGGCAAAAGACCGTGCAAGGAAGGCTTGGGGACGTGCAATTAATGCGCTGGAAGGTGCGGACATTGTGGTTGTCCACGCCGGAAATCGGAAAATGGAGTGGGTGAAGGAAACGGACACGCTCGGACACGGATCGGACAAAGTATGAAAGCTATGAAAGCCAGCAATGACGCGGGTTGTATGGATTCGCGGACAAACGCGGACACGGAACGGACACAATCTGGGACAAAGACAGGGTGCGGACGGACACGGACAAACACTATAGTTTGTCCTGTCTGTCCACATCTGTCCGCCGATGTCCGGTGGGGTGAAAAATGAAAGAGTGGAGCAAACCAGTTCAAGCTGCTGTTGAGTCGTTTATGACAGCTGAGAACCAGATGAATAAGAAGTGGGGTTGGTATGCCTGGTTCAAGATGACGACCCCTGAGCTCGCGGCGAAGTATCAAGGCGCTAGAGAGCGTTACATGAAGATCACTAATCCTGACGAGAAGATCAAAGCTGCCGATAACCTGGCGAAGGGGCTGAAGGTAATTGACCAGCAGCTCTGTGAAGCAGGAGAGCGGGGCGATGTCTTTTATCTTCAAGCCAGGATCAATGGCAAGAACTATTACTTTGTGAACGACAAGCTCGACATGCAGCGAGTGATCCCATTGATGAGAGGGAAAGACCCAGTCGTGTACATGCTCGAAGAGATCGTCACGATCATTGAGGCGCACGGCACAGATGTGGCAGACACGATCAAAGCTGCTTTCCCAGGAGCTGAGGTGAGAAGCATTCAGTTTAACCACAACAAGGACCAGCTAGACGATGAAATCCCCTTTTAAGGATAAGCCGAACATCAGGCGCTACTCGATCATCCCAGCTAGGGCTATGCAAGATGAGCGGCTCAATGGTGCTGCTTACAAGGTGCTTGCTTGTTTGGGCATGTATGCGAACCGGTACGGCGTGTGTTGGCCATCACAGATAACGATAGGACGGCACACAGGCTACGGTCGCGTTCATGTGAGCCGGACCATGGCAGTGCTGATCAAGTGTGGCTACGTCAGGAAGCTAGAGACAAGGCCATACCCTAAACACATCAAGCGGCGCTCAGGCAAAAAGGTGAACCGCTATCAGATACTGTGGGAGGGCAAAGATGCGATCCCGACCAACGAGCAGTTCTGGGCGCCAGCCAAGATCATTCCTGAGCCTGGAGAGGACGACTTCACCGAGTTCGATACACATATGCAGTCAGGGGTTAAAGGGGACTCAGACAAGGGCTATCAAGTACTAGCACATGCATTCAAGCAGGCAGTCGAGAGAGCGTCCGGGATGAATCGGCTGCCAGATCAGAGCTTCAAGGCAGCAAAAGTCCTTTGGGATCAAGAGGTTACGGTTGATCAGGTGCGTGATTACACAGCTGCGATGTGCCGCGAATCGTTGAAGGCTGGGCGCACTCCGCCGGCCAATCTAGACCAGGTCGCCAAGTGGGCTGGCCTGTACAATAAATGACCAATTGACATGAAGTTATCCACAGAAAAAACGAATGCGTTATATATCAATGACTTACCGCACTGCACCATGGCGCGTAACATCTATTATGTTAAATCGCTGCACTGCACAATCGCCAAATCGCCCGTAAACCCTGTGGATAGGCGCTGCCTGGTCGCCGGGCTTTCCGCTGTACAAAAAATGGACACCCTTGCCCCCCTACCCCATATGCGCCAGAGGGGGGATCTCGCTCAAAATTTTTCAGAAATCCGACGGGAGAAGTAAAATGACGGATATCATTAATCCAAATCACTACCAGCGCGACGGCATGGAATGCATCGACGCAATTGAGGCAGCGGTCCAAAAGCTCTCAGGCGCTGAGGCCTACGCTATCGGCTCGGCGATCAAGTACCTCTGGCGCTGGAAAGAGAAAGGCGGTAAAGATGATCTCAAGAAGGCTATCTGGTTCATCCAAAAAATCGTCGATCATATTGAGGAGGACGAATACCAGGAGGAGCTGAAAGCCGAGGCCACCTTATTGGAGATTGCAAGGAAACTGTGAGCATGATCAGCCTAGAAGGATTTGACAGTTGCGTCGCCGGAATCGCGTTTGGTTGCGGCGAACCCGATCGATTGGTGTACGACACAGCAAAAATTTACGGGAAGCTGCAATCTGAAATGGAGCTCACGTTTGACGAATCGATTAAATTTTTTGACAACATCATCCTGCCGCTAGTGATGGGACCAGGCGCACCACTGTTCCTAACTTTTGCCGACATGGATGAAATCAAAGAGGTACATTGCAATGTCCAAGATGACAGTGCGGGAAGCGCGTAAGGTTCTGGCGATCGGGTCGGACGATGAGAAGGAAGCAGTCAAACAGGAGCTGCAAGCGATCGCTGCGTCCAACGTGACCGATGTGCTGCAGTGGACGCAGTCTGGCGGCATGGCGCTGCTTTCAAGCGCCGACATACCGAAGCACGTCCAGAAAGCGATCAAGAAAGTGAAGGTGACGCCGAATCAATACGGCAACGCGATCGAGGTTGAGATGCATGACAAGCTATCAGCTCTGCGCGTGTTAGCTAGGTATCATGGACTAACCGAGCCAAACAGTGATTCTGACAGCCGGCCAAGTATTTTGGGAATTAATTTGAAGGGTCCAGAAGTGACCACCTATGAGGTATTAGAAGATGGCGAGAGCAACGAATGCGACGGATCAGAGCCAACGATCGACCCAACGCCGAAGAAGGACGACGACCAAGCAGATCTCTTCTGACGAGGCGCTTGGTGGGCTGAGTCTCGATTTCTCAGGCGCGGCGACGACCTGGAAGTTCCTGCATGACGATTCGTTTGTGCGCGGTCTGATGGGGCCGGTAGGATCGGGTAAGTCATACGGTTGCGCTGCTGAGATCATGCTGCGCGCCGTGAAGCAGCCACCGTCGCCGAAAGACGGGATCAGGTACTCACGATTCGTGATCGTGCGGAACTCATACCCTGAGCTGCGCACCACAACCATCAAGACATGGCTTGAGCTGTTCCCAGAGAACATCTGGGGGCCGATGCGCTGGTCGCCACCGATCAGTCACCACATCAAGCTGCCCTCGCGTGGGGACGCAGCCGGCATCGACTGTGAAGTGATCTTCATGGCGCTTGATCAACCGAAGGACGTCAGGAAACTGCTCTCTCTGGAACTGACTGGTGCCTGGGTGAATGAGGCCAGGGAATTGCCGTTAGCTGTTGTGCAAGGATTAACACACCGGGTCGGTCGTTATCCGACTAAGTCAAACGGCGGTTGTCCATGGCGTGGTATTTGGATGGACACCAACCCGATGGATGACGACCACTGGTGGTATCGCCTATCGGAGAAGGAGCCGGTGCGCGGCAAATACAAATGGGAGTTCTTCAAGCAGCCTGGTGGCGTGATCGAGACAAACCGCGACGATCCAATTGGAATCCCTGCCGCTAATAAATTCTGGAAAGTGAACCCCAAGGCCGAGAACATTAACAACTTGCCTCCTGGCTATTATGATCAGCAGCTCGGCGGGAAGAACCTGGACTGGATTCGCTGCTATGCCGGCGGCGAGTATGTGTATGTCCAAGAGGGTCGTCCGGTCTGGCCTGAGTATGATGACTCAGTCATGTCGACTGAGGAGATCCAGGTCGATCCGACACTGCCAGTTCACATTGGGCTCGACTTTGGTTTGACGCCTGCGGCGGTGTTCGGCCAGCGCACAGCAGCTGGCGCTTGGCATATCTTCAAGGAGATCGTGACAGACGACATGGGACTGGAGCGGTTCGGCTTGATCTTGCTCAACGAGATCAACGTGAATTATCCAAAGCAAGATATCTTGGTCTGGGGTGACCCTGCCGGTAGCAAGCGCGATGAAATCTTTGAGGTGACTGCCTTTGATCATCTGCGCACGCTCGGACTCAACGCTCGGCCTACGGCCAGTAACGACTTCCAGGTGCGCCGTGAAGCGGGAGCGATGCCTATGAATCGGTTTATTGATCGAAAGCCTGGGCTATTGGTTCACAAAGATTGTCAACGGCTGCGCAAGTCTCTAGCCGGCGGATACCACTTCAAGCGCGTCGCAGTCGGAGGAGGTACAGAAAGATTCCGAGATGCGCCGAATAAAAACGAACACTCGCACGTTGGTGATGCGTTTGGTTATCTACTGCTCGGCGGCGGTGAGCATCGTGTAATGACGCGAGGGTACGGGGGACGTTATGGTGCTGCTGGAGCGCGTGGTCAACAATTCACGGCAAAAACGGATTTTACGATATGGTGACAGCTGAAGAAATTACCCACCTTGTGAACATGCGCCACCTGGTTGTGCTGCCGTTTCACCCTACCCACATCGACCGGGTCGGGCCAAGCGCTGACGACATCGAGCTGTTCTCACATATTGCGAATATGAAAGAGCGGTTTGAAACTGTGGCAGAAAATAAAACCGGCTGGACCATGTTTTATAAACGGGAGCCAGCCCTTTGCTTTGGCTTGGAATATAAGTTCGCGACAAATGCTGAGGCTTGGCTGGTGCCTGGCCCAGTCGCTTTCAACCACGGCACGCTTTTGTGTCGCGGAGCTATGCGTTTTTTTGATAAGATTGGCCCACACCTCGATTTACTCAGAGTGCAAATCGTGGTAAGTGTCAAGCGCGATTATGCGATTCAGTGGGCCAAGTTCCTGAAATTTAAGGAAGAAGGCCTGATGAAGGCATATGGCCCTGACGGTAGCGATTACATTATGTATGCGAGGACATATTAATGGGTGGGATTTTTGGCGGCGGTGGCGGTCCATCTGCCGAAGAGAAGGAAGCGCAACGCAAGCAGGAAGAGCTCAACGCAAAAGCCGAAGCTCGCGCAGAGCGCGAACGCGCTGAAGAGCAGCGCAAACTTGCAGCGCAGCAGCGCGCACGCCGTACCGGCGGCACACGATCATTGTTGTCTCCAGAGCGTGAAGATGCGCAACGAGGCTTATCTACAACCTTATCTGGTTACGAATAGGAGGCCATCATGTCATCAGACAGCCCTGGCGGAAATGGCGGGAACGACAAAAAGACTGAACAGCAAAAAAAGGATCAGCAAGCAAGAGCTGCCGCAGCAGCTAAGGCTGCAGCTGGTAAGAAAAGTAGTGGATCTTATCGCGTTACTCCTGGGGGTGATGACGACTCAACCGTGGCGTCTGCTTCAAGATCGTCGAGAAATGTGGTCGGCGGGTACGGGTACGGTAATCCGCAACCTGGCACCAGTAAATCAGCTGGTGATGGAAGCAGCCCTGTCATGGCCGGCAACAACGGCACAACGAATGCACGCACATTGTCTGATGCCGAGCGTGCAAATCGAGGCAACGATAACGGCGGCAATGATGCGCCTAGGGTTGCTAAAGCAGTTGCCGAAAAACCAGCGGAGCCAGTACTGAGCCCTGAAGAGCAAGAGCAACAGCGTTTGGCCGCTGAGATTAGACGGCGCCGTCGTCGTGTTGCCGGGTATCGATCGCTGTTATCTCCGACCAGGCAAGATGATCTATCAGGGACACTTGGCGGTGGCGGCACGGTATGACGCTAAAGAAACACCAGAACCCAGAAGGCGGCCTGAATGAAGCAGGCAGGAAGTACTATGAAAACAAGGAAGGCGGAAACTTGCGCCCTCCTGTTTCTTCTGGCGACAACTCTCGGCGTGTTTCTTTTGCTGCTCGGTTCGCTGCTCAGAATCATCCTATGAAGGATGATCAAGGCAAGCCAACACGCTATGCATTAGCGCTGAAGAAATGGGGTTTCTCATCACCCGCAGAGGCCAGAGCTTTTGCGAAACGAAACAAACAGGAGGCGTGATATGCCAATGACCGAGAAAGGATCAAAGATCAAGGCTGCCATGAAGCAGAAGTACGGCAAGAAGAAAGGCGAGCAAGTCTTTTACGCGTCGAAGCAGAAAGGCACAATTGAAGGTGTCGAGAAGAAAGGGAAAGCATAATGGCACGCATGACCCCACAAGACATCATTAAGCGCCAGGAAAAGGCCGATGCTCGGAAAGAAACTTGGCGCACGATTTATGAAGAGTGTTATGAGTTTGCTCTACCACAGCGCAACTTGTACTCAGGTCACTATGAAGGCCGCACAGCCGGCCAGAATAAAATGGCAAGAGTCTTTGATGCGACAGCAATTAACTCGACGCAACGGTTCGCAAACCGTATTCAGTCTGCTCTTTTCCCGCCATATCGCGAGTGGTGTACCTTAGAGCCAGGCAACGAGATCCCACAGGAAAGACGCGGCGAGATTCGGCAAGCGCTTGATATCTACAACACACGCATGTTTGACGTCATCCGGCAGACCAACTTTGATCTGGCGATGTCAGAATTCTTACTCGACCTATGCGTCGGCACCGCGATCATGTTGATTCAGCCTGGAGATGGAGATGCACCCGTTCGGTTTGTTCCTGTGCCTCAGTATCTTGTATCCCTGGAAGAAGGTCCGCACGGTACAGTTGATAATGTGTACCGCAAGCTGCGACTCCGAGGAGAGGCGATACAGCGCCAATGGCCCGACGCCAAGATTCCAAAGCAGATGCAGGACGTCATTGACAAAAAGCCAGACGAAGAAATCGACCTGATCGAGGCGACAGTATTTAACGTCGAAGAAGACATGTACTGCTATCACTTGATCTGGGCGAAAGACAAGACAATGTCTAGCGAGCTGGTTTACCGCACCATGCCAATATCACCATGGATCGTATCTCGATTCATGAAAGTGCCTGGTGAAGTCTATGGCCGTGGTCCATTAGTGACAGCGCTGCCAGACATCAAGACACTCAACAAGGTCAAAGAGCTGGTGCTCAAAAACGCATCGCTTGCTGTGTCTGGCGTATATACCGCAGCCGATGACGGCGTACTGAACCCACAAACAATTCAAATTACACCAGGCGCTATTATTCCGGTTGCGCGTAATGGCGGAGCTCAGGGTGAATCATTACGTCCATTGCGTTCGGCGACAGACTTCAACACGTCTCAGCTGGTCATCAATGATTTGGTGATGAATATCAAGAAGATGCTGTACGATGATTCGCTGCCGCCTGACAACATGTCGGCGCGTAGTGCGACAGAAATCGTACAACGTATGAAAGAGCTGTCTCAAAACCTAGGCTCGGCATATGGCAGATTGATCACTGAAGCGATGACGCCGATCGTGCGCCGCGTGCTGTATGTCATGGATCAAATGAACATTATTGATCTGCCACTTGAAGTTAATGGACTTCAAGTGAAGGTCGTACCAACTTCACCGCTAGCCCAGGCCCAGAATATGGAAGACCTGGACTCGGTGTTGCAGTTTGCCCAGATTGCTCAGGCATTTGGTCAAGCTGGTCAAATGGCGATCAATCAAGAAGAGATGCTGACGTACATCGCTGAAAAGATGGGCGTTCCGCAAAACTTATTGAATTCGCCTGAACAAAAAGAACAGATGATGATGGAGATGCAACAGATGATGGCACAGCAGCAACAAGCTGCGGCGCTACCAGCTGGGCCTCCAATGTAAGGAGTGACAATGGAAGGATGGGACGGCCTGAGAGAATCAGATAACCGGCACCTACTTGATAAGAAGATCAGCCAGGACGATCTCGACCTGGCGTTCGTTCGATGCTTTTCAACTGAGGCCGGCCAAGAAGTTCTTGAGTACTTGAGGGGGACGACACTTGATCAACCCTCTTGGTATCCAGGAGAAGACCCGTCACACGGGTACGCTAGAGAAGGACAAAATTCAATTGTCCGGGAAATCATGAGACGCATTGAGCGAGGTAGACAAGCATGAGTGACGCAGCTGAAGTTGCTGAGAATGCAGAAGAACAACAGACCCAAGAAGCAGAAGGCACTGGATTATTAAATCCAACGCTTGAAACGCAGGGCTCGGAAGAGCAACCACAGGAAATGCCGCACCTTGTCGACACTGAGGAATCTCCTCCGATCGACGAAACGATAGAGTGGGGCGACAAACCTGATTGGATGCCGGAACAGTTTTGGGACCCAGACAACGGGCCTGATCTTGAATCAATGGCCAAGTCTTATCAAGAAATGCGGACCAAGATGTCACAAGGAAAGCATAAAGCTCCGAAAGACGGTCGGTACGATATCGCTTCATTGAAAGATCATGGCGTTACTGAAGATGATGCAATGCTCAATGACTTCACGAAGTTTGCAGCTGAAAGCGGTTTGAGCCAGGATCAGTTTGACCAGATCACATCAATCTACATGCAACACATGGGGCAGATGTTCGATCGGGTCGAAACAAACAAGGAAGCCGAGATGGCTAGACTTGGTCCACGCGCTGACAAGATTATTGGCGGCCTAAATCAATGGCTGACGAAACTTGGTAATTCAGGTGCATTGTCTGCTGAGGAAGTGGATGCGATCGCGTCAAAAGCCGACAATCGTGATTACATCATGGCGTTGAACAAGATCCGCGAGTCATACGGCGAGCGCACGATACCTGACGTGACGATCCAAGAAGGCAGCACGCAAACACTGGGTGACTTGCAGGCTATGCTCAATGATCCGCGTTACGGCAAAGACATGTCCTACACCAATATGGTTGAGCGTAAATTCTACGAATTTCACGGCGAGGTCTGATCAAGTTTGGCGCCTACGGGCGCCATCTCCTCCATCCATTTGACCGATGCGAAAAAACTGTTTATATTTCAAACAGCCGACAACTCTTTTCTTGAGCCGGTGACTTGCGTAAGCGGCCCACCCTGGACAACCGTGGCGAGTTTGAAAACCTTATGTTTTTGTTTTTTAGAAGGAAGCTAACATGGCAATCCAAGTATCAAATGCCTTTGTTACGCTCTTTGATAGTGAGGTCAAACAAGCCTATCAGGGTCAACGTATGTTGGCCGGCCTCACTCGCGAGCGTACTGGCGTAGAAGGTTCTACTGTCAAGTTCCCTAAAATTGGAAAGGGATCCGCAACAGTTCGTGTACCACAGACTGACGTAACTCCACTCAATGTTTCTTACAGCCAGGTCACAGCGACCATGGAAGACTACATTGCTGCTGAGTACTCAGATATCTTCAACCAGCAAAAAGTTAACTTCAACGAGCGTCAAGAGCTTGTCCAAGTTGTTGCTGGGGCAATCGCACGTCGTATGGACCAAGTGGTTCTCGACGCATTAGCAGCAGCGTCTTCTCCATCAACTGTGTCCAACGACATCGGTGGAACAGACTCCAACCTTAACGTCGCTAAAATGCGCGCCGCTAAGAAAGCACTGGACGCAAACAACGTACCTTCCGAGGGACGTATCCTTGTGATCCACGCTAACTCTTTGGACTCGCTGCTTGGTGAAACAGAAGTAACATCTTCTGATTTCAATACAGTTAAGGCTTTGGTCCAAGGCGACATCAACACATTCCTCGGTTTCAACGTGGTAACACTTGGCGACCGTGATGAAGGTGGTTTGCCAATCGACGGATCAAGTGATCGTACTTGTTATGCCTTCCACCGCGACGCGTTGGGACTTGGCATTGGCATGGGTCAAACCTCACGCGTTGACTACATTGCAGAAAAGACCAGCTACCTGGTTGCTTCAATGTTCTCAGCTGGTGCGGTTGCGATTGATGACGAAGGTATCGTCACAATCACTTGCCGTGAATCGTAAGGAGGCTTGAACAATGGCATATTCAGTAACAGGGCTTCAGCCCATCGGCGGTCAAAGCAAGGCTGGTAATGCACCACAAATGTGGTCTTACACATCAGCTGACGCGATTGCGACAGTCAACACTTCTGGTTACTTCAATGATGCAGCCGACGTGTTGAAAGTTGGTGACCTGGTCTATGTGTACGACTCAAACACTCCAACAGCATCGCTTGTTGTTGTGTTGTCAAACACTGGAACAGTCGTTGACGTTTCTGACGGTACAGCACTGTCAGTAGCAGACGCTGACTAATCGAATCGGCTCCCCTCCGGGGGAGCCTTTTCTATATGAGGTGATACATGGCATCGGGTGATACCAAACTGTCCATCTGTTCGGACGCATTAATTCTCCTGGGGGCATCGCCTCTTTCGTCGTTTTCGGAAGGTACTGACGCAGCGCAGATCTGCGACCGGCTATATGACGATCTTAAAGATTCCTTGGTTGCGGCATATCCTTGGTCGTGGTCATTTAAGAAAACGCAGCTTGCTCGACTGACAACAACTCCGCCAAACGAGTGGAAGTATCAGTACGCATTGCCTGGCGATACGCTGGCAGGAGTCAGAGCTGTTTACAATACCAACGCAGTCGGCGTACCTCCAATCCAGTATGGGTGGGAAGTTCATGGCGAACATGTTGATACAAACGAAGAGACAATCTTTGTCGACTATCAGTTCTCCCCAGGCGAGTCGATTATCCCAACGTATTTTGTCCAGCTTCTAAAATATGCAATGGCTGCTGAGATAGCGGAAACCGTCACAGACCAAATCACCAAGGCTCAGTACTTTGAGCAAAAAGCATTTGGCACCCCGGCTGAAAACCGGCGAGGTGGTTTCTTTAGGGTTGCAGCAAATATTGATGGCGCGAATAACTCGATCGAGGCGTTCCAAGACTTCACGTTAACGGCGGTGCGTGCATGAGCCGAATTATCCAGGTGCAAACAAATTTTACATCTGGAGAACTTGATCCGAAGCTGAGAGCGCGGATTGATCTTCAACAGTACTACAACGGGCTGGAAACTGCTCAAAACATCGTTGTACAGCCGCAGGGCGGGTTTGTTCGCCGCAATGGTACTAAGTACCTAGCAGAGCTCCCATCGTCTGCTGGAACCGCTGTGCGGATGGTAAACTTTGAGTTCTCGGTCAATGACAGCTATATGCTGATATTTGTTGATGAACGCATGTATGTATTCAAGGATGGCGTTCTTATCACAAATATTAACGGGTCAGGGAATGATTACCTGGTCGTGACCAAGATCACCGATGCGGTGATTCCAACAATGTGTTGGGCTCAATCAGCTGATACGTTAATCATTGTCCAAGAAAGCTTGGTTCCACAAAAAATTGTACGCGGAGCGTCAGACTCTTCATGGACCATTTCGGACGTGTCGTTCAACTTCATCCCTCAGTACGCGTACACAATCAGCACGTCAAACCCAGCTGCTGATATTACGCCTGATGCCTCAAGTGGAAACATCACAATCACTGCAAGTGCAGGGGTGTTTCTTGCAGCGCACATTGATCAATATATCAACGTCTCTCCACAGGGCAGGCTGCGGATTATTGACTACGTCAGCAGCACGTCAGTCAAGGCAATATCTGAGGTGCCGTTATTTGATGATTCAACGATCAGCTCTGGCGACTGGGACTTGGAAGAAGGCTATGAGGATACCTGGTCAGCATCACGAGGCTGGCCCCGCAGCGCAGTATTTTATGAAGGGCGCCTATACATGGGTGGCGCATCATCTCGGCCATCAACATTCTGGGGAAGCCGCGTAGGAAATTTCTTCAACTTTGACCCAGGCGAAAACTTTGATGACGCTGCGATTGAGGCGACTCTGGATACAGGACGTTTTAACGCTATTGTTGATTTGTATGCAGGACGTAATCTACAAATCTTTACAACAGGCGGTGAGTTTTATGTACCGCAAACATTAGGCGATCCGATCACGCCATCCAACCTGTCGGTGCAGGAGCAAACATCAAACGGAGCAAGGGTTGGTATCCGGGTGGTCAACGTCGATGGCGCCACTGTATTCGTGCAGCGCCAGGGCAAAACGCTGGCTGAGTTTATTTTCTCTGACGCAGTTCAGGGTTACGTCACAACCAAGATCTCATTGCTGTCGTCCCACTTGCTTAAATCCCCGTCAGACATGGCGGTGCGCAGAGCAACTTCCACAGATGAAGGCGATCAATTGCTAATCGTCAACGCAGACGATGGATCGATCGCCTGCTACACATTACTGCGATCTCAAGAAATTATTGCCCCAACAGAATGGACCACTGATGGTGAATACCTTTCAATCGGGGTCGACATTGCAGACACATATGTTGTTACCAAAAGAAACATTAACGGCAGCGACGTGTACTACGTTGAATTGTTTGTGGAAGGCCTGACGCTAGATTGCGCGAAAACAGAAACTGTTGGCTCATCTACCGCGTCGGTATCTGGGCTTGGTTTCTTAGAGGCAGAGACAGTCAAGGTTATCCGAGACGGGATTGTGGAGGCCGACAAAGTCGTCGCTTCTGGGGCGGTTACGTTTACGATTGCAGCCGAAGAAGAATATTCAATTGGCCTAAACTACACGCCAACGGTAGTCACGATGCCGGTTGAGCCAAGGCTGCCATCAGGCAACATTCGTGGGTTTAAGAAGCGAATCCTGGAGATCAACTCAGAGCACTTTGAATCACAGGCTGTAACGATCAACACAGAGCAGGTTGCCTTCCGCCAGTTTGGCGAAAACAATCTAGACCAGGCGGTTCAGGAATTTACCGGCACTAAGCGCTCCGGTCCACTGCTTGGTTTTGAAAAAGAAGGTAAGATTACGATTACACAGACAGTGCCGCTCAAAATGAATGTGCTGGCGCTCGATTACAAAATATCGGTAGGGCAATGATATGTCGGCAGGAATAGGTTTAGCATTATCAGCAGTCAGTGCTGTAGGGCAGATCCAAGCAGGGCGCGCTCAAGCGCGGGCATATCAACGTCAAGCTGAAATTGAAAAGCTCAAAGCAAAGCGCACCGAGATCCAATACAAGGAGCAAGGCGTAGCAGTGCTCAAGAAGTTACGCCAGAACCTATCAACCGTTACCGCACGCGCCGCATCAGGCGGCCTTGACCCATATAGCGGAACGCCGCAAAGCATCAAGGATTATGGCGCTAAGACAGGCACAGAAGAATTTTACCTGGCGCAAGAAAACGCAGCGCTTGCGTTAGTCACTGGTGACATCAATGCGGCGCAGTACCGTGACGCAGCTTCCCAGGCAAGGCGCCAAGGGTTCTATAATGCAATTGGCACGATGGGCATGGCCGTCGGCACATACAGTGCGCTGGGCGGTCCTGACGCGTCACTTAACCCGTTTGCGACCAGTTAGGATAAGACGTAATGGTAATGCCACTCTATCAAAAAGCCGGTGTACAGCTAGCAGCTATTCCACAGATGACCACTGTAGGCATCCAAGAATCTGCGCGCACTGCTCAATCTTTGTCTAGCGCACTAGATAGGCTATCAAGTTTTGCTTTCAAGCAGGCCGAGATCAAAGCTCAAGTTGAAGGCAAAGAGTACGGCGCAATCAACGCTCCAACAAAAGAGCAGATTGAAGATGCGAAAAAGTCTGGCGAAGATATTTCTACCGTTTTGCCTGGCGACAAGACTACTGTATTTGGGCGAGCGGCTAGGGCAACAGCAATTGATAGCTTGTCGCTTGATATGGAGATGTCAGCAAGAAAGGAGATTGCAACGCTACAAGCGCAATTTGAGGCCGGCACAATTGGTCTTAATGAAATGCAATCTAGCTTAGAGTCACTAAGCAAAACCCATCAAGAAATCTTAAACCAGGTCAGCCCTCTTGCAGCCCAAAAGTTTGCTGCATCTATTGGCGTTATCTCTAACTCTGCGTATCTGGCAGCAGCTAAAGACATGGCTGCGCAAAACAAGAAAGATGAAAAAATCAGCATCTTAGAAAGCGTCCAGACATTTATTAGAGACGTCGAAACCATTGTTAAGGCTGGGCCGACCGAAGACCCGTTGACAAAAGAAACACTAACCCCTGACGAAAAAGTTGAAATAGCGCGGCAGCAAATAGCTACTCTTGCAAAGCGAATTGATGATCCAGACTTCTTTAACACCAAAATCAAAGAGCTAGATCAGGCTGTCTCAAACGCGAAGATTAACGTCGTCATGAGCCAGGCCATGGAGTCACCAGGCAAAGGATTGCTCGCGATTCGCGGGCGTGCAAAGTTTGATGACAAAGAAATTCAAGCAGTGTTTGATTCCATGAGCGTTGAAGAAAAGAATCAGGCATACGTCAAAATGCAAGCAGCTTTGTCTCAGGAGAACTCACTTGCGGCGCAAGCAGAAGCTGCTAGTGAAAGACGCAAGACAAAGCAATCAGCGGCAAAAGAGTCAGAGCTCCTTGCGGCAATTAGCAGCAACGATATTGATGAGCAAGATCGTATTCTTGAAGAGCTCAAGAAAATTGATAACGCAAAATACAACTCATACTTCAAAGCAATTAATATTGATGGTGGGTACGACGACAGGCAAGTTGTTGAAGCTCTTGAGTTTAGCGTCATCCAAGGGACTCTGACTAGAGAAGCGGTTAACGATGCAAGATCAGAGCGCAAGATTAGTAGCGCAACGTATGTCTCATTATTGAGCAAGATCGCCAATCGCGACGACGAAACATACAACGAAGCGATGCGCATAGTTAAAGGCGACATCGGCTTGCCTGACAAGCCGTTTGCAAACGCAGACATCATCGACCGTGGCGCTCAGCAAAAGGTTGCACAGATTGAGCGTGAGCTCATTCTTGCAAGAAGGGCGGACCCATCGCTTGATGCAATTTCGTTTGTGTTGCCAAGAATTCAGAAAGTGAAAGACGACCAGGCTGACGCAAAAGCTCGGAACAAAGCTCGATCTGCTTTAGCTCAGGCGCAGCGCAGATTCGACCGGGACGGGTCAAAAGGATTGACTGCGACAGCGCTTCTTGAAGCTGCGCGCAACGCATCCTATCCGACTGAGAGCGCAAAGAAAGCTGCGATCGAAGGCCTTGAATTGTACATACGATTAGAAGATGAGGCTCAGTGATGAACTTGATTGAGCAAGAAATTGCAAACAGCTTACAGTCACTAGAGACGGGCGAAGCTCGGTTCATTCAGGGCAACAAAATTGTAACCCAGTCGGATATTGATTTAGCTGACATGGAAGCTCAACAGGCGCTAGAGGCGCAACAGGTCAACCCATCAATGATGGCTGAAGGACAGTCAGTATCTTCAGGGCCGGCTGCAGAGCCAACACCAATCCCAGGTATCGGCACAGGAGCGCAGGCTTTTGGAGGAGTTGAGGATCAAACAAACATCGAAGCGATCGCTGGGCCGGTTGAGGAGATGACTGTCGGTGAGTTTGGGGAAACAGTTGGTTTAATGGCTACCGGTGCGATTGGCGGAGCGGCAACAGCAACACTCGGCTTGCCTGGGGATGTTGTGGCAATTGTGGAAGGAATTGTTAAAGCATCTGGCGCGGAAGAAGGCGAGGGATTAAATGCCTTCCTACAAGGGATGGGCCGGGTATCCGAACAATACGGGTCAGCAGCAACGACCAAAATGTTGTACGACTTTGTGGATGGCCTAGACATTACTGACGAAGCTAAAGAAAAAATTAAAACCGGATCATCAATGCTCGGCGAATGGGCAGAGATTCCTGGCGTTGTCCCAGCGGCGCAGGCGTTTATGGCCGGCGTCAGAAAGACTGGTGGCTACATCGCTGGTGCTGAAGGCAGGGTTGCCGAACGTGGCACTCAGTTAATGTCAGGCGTTGATCCTCAAGCTGCTCTTGATGAGGCGATTGTAGGCGTCAAGAAGTTGCTTGGGCGGAGCGAGACTATACCTGAAGTTAGAGCTGAAGGAGGGTTACCTATTGCTCCAGAGAAAGGAGCTGAAAACCTCAGACTGCACACTCAACGTATGCAAAGCACACTTGAAAAAGGCAAGCCGTATCCAGGGGCTCCAAAAAACCCCAGGACAGTTATTCCAGCTCCAGAAGGTTCTGGCTTACCTGACATCACCGTCGGAAACATTACGCCGCAGGATTGGCAGAATAGAATTGAATCAACTTTATCGCCGCAAGAAATCAGCAATTATTCAGAGTGGTATAAAAAAGTATTCGGTGAATTCCAGCGGTTAACAAATGGCGATCCAGAAGAGATGGCGCGGTTAACCGATGCGTGGTTTGCCGGACAGCAGAACTCTAGCCCATCTCAAACATTGAATGACGTATTGTTTATTTACGAACAGATCAAACGCGGCGTGCCGAAAGAAGAGCTCAAGGGCAAAGGGCTGCCATCAGCCAACAAAATTGTAATTGACATTTTGACTGAATCTGAGATTACCGGCGGCGCAGGACAAAAGATTGCAGACTTCTTGGATAGCGGTTATCAAAAGAACGTGCGCTCAATCATGGGCAACGCACCAGAAGGCGGGGCGCCATTTGTCGTAGACATTCACACTGGGCGTGACACAGGTCTTGTTGATCCTATATTTATCAATCACTTAAAGCGCCTTGGTTACGATGTACCAGAGGATCTGCAGATTGATTTTACTAGCGGCATCAGCGGGCCAATGTATGAAAGCAGAGCTATGTTCGGCCAGCAACTGACAGATCATTTGAATGCTCAGGGATGGATGGGCCGATCTGATTGGGAGCCAGCAGAAATTCAAGCAATTGGTTGGATGCAGCTGTCTAATATGTACGGCACATCAAACGTCGGCGGAGACATTACAGACGCATTCGCACGCAACACGCGCCGCATTTCAATGGAAGTCGATCCTGGGGCTGGTTCCCCATGGGCAGAAAAGTTTGGCGACGATTACGGCACGCTAGATGCGGAAACAAAGGTACAGATCAATGATGAGGTCACAGCAAGAGCGATCGAATTAGTTAATGATCAAATGGGTATTAGTCTTGGTCAGACGGTGCATGGCACTGGAGGGTGGGAGCTTTATACAAACCCATCAACAGTACAGCAAGCAATCGCCTCCAAAGACGCGGCAATTGAAGCGGGTGCTCGACTAGGTTACCTGTTACAGCAAACTGAAGTTTGGGTAAACGCGCCTAAGACATTGACTAAGAATCCTAAAAACTTTGCCGTCGACATTATCGAGACGTCAGGTGAAAATCTGCGCGATGGATCTGCGCTGGGAGATTTGTTCCAGCGATTAATTGACGAAGATCCAAACGGGCTATTCAGGGGTTACCAGCCAATCGTTATTGACGGTAAACCTGGAATCCGAATCCTGATTACCCAAGATGCAATCAAAGAAAGCCCATTATCTGCTGCTAAAGCAAAAGAATATATTGTCGATTTTGCAAACAATAAGTTAGGCAAGATTACAGATGACTTGCAGTTCGACGCAGAAATCGACATCATGGAAGCCGATTTGACGCAACTAAGAAATGATTGGACAGAGGATAAAACAGGTGGCGGTTACAAAAATTACTTTGGTGGACAAGCCGGGCAAGATGAGGGCGCAGGACTCGGGGCAGTACTCGATCGTGACAGCCGCGAACTTGAAGAGCTCTTCCGCACAAAAATTGAACAAGCCAAAGCAGGCACAAACAGGCAAGTAAACACCGGGTCGCCTGACTCAGGTATGGAGGGCGCTCAGTGATCGAAAAGAAAATACAGGACAAGGTTGAAGACACAGTCGTTGCTGCTTTAGAGCAAGACATTGTCCACTCTACTCAGCCTGGAGTGATTGACCCTGTTGACCCTGTGCTGACAGACAATGGCGTTCCTTTACAGGAAGACCCAGCCTTTGACCCTCTTGCCCCAGCAGAACAACCAGAAGTTCCGAAGCCAGAGGATCAGGTTGCAGGGCTGGGCAGCGTTGTTTCCAATGCATTAGAAGGAATGGCAAAGCGCACAGCTGAAGCAGAGAAGCGCGTTGTATCCCCGCTATCACCTGAGCCGATTCAAAAGGTTGGTTCAACATTACTGGTTCGAGAGGCAGACCAAGCCACTGTTGATGCGTTAAACGAAGGCCTTGGTGGAAACTACGTTAAAGGACTCAACCTCCCAGACATCGCTGCAGCCGGCGGTGAAATGGATCTTGCCACATTCCTTGATTCGCTAAAACAAAACAACGCAGCGCTGTTTGAGCAAGCTCGGCGAGGCACGTTAAACATCGAAGCGTTAACCGATCTGGCTAGCAGCCAAGACATGCAGCGCGTGATCTATGATTGGACACAGCGTGCGCCTGGAGATGCTGCAAGTGCTGAAGATCTGCTTGCGGGGATCATCGGGCTCAAGGCTTCAATTGACCAGACAAGAGAAGCCATTGCAGTATTTGATGGAATGCCTGCCGGTCCAGAGCGTGATGCTGCTGTATTGAAAGCAGGGCAAATGGTTACGCTAGTATCTCAAATTGCCGCCAACGTATCTGGCGCTTCATCTGAAGCTGGTCGCGCATTGTACGTCGCGTCAGCTTTGAACAAAGCTGGCTTCCCTAACCCAGCTGACGTCATGACAAATCTGTATGACCTGCAGAATGCAAGAAGCGTCGAGCATATGCTTGAATTGTTTATGGTTCTTGATCCTGGTCAGCAAGTTGATTTTGCTAAGAAAGGCTTAATAGCCAGGGGCGTTGACGCAATGATTGAGGTTTGGATTAACTCAATCCTTACCTCTCCCGTGACGCACATGGTCAACATTGCAGGCAATACGTCATTCATGATGCTGCGCTCTTTGGAGACAGCTGTCGCGTCAGGCATCGGGAAAGTGCGCTCTGGCATTACAGGCAACGCCGATCGCGTGCGTGCGCGTGAAGCGCTAGCGCAGTTAGAAGGCATCCGCGCCAGTGCGTTTGATTCTTTTCTGGTCGCAGGTAAAACAGCGTTTACCGAAGAGGCCTCTGACGTCGCGTCGAAAATTGACGTGCGTGAGCGCAGAGCCATTGGTACGACAGGCGACCCAAGAGTAGTTGTTCAAGAAATTAGAAAGGGAAATGTTGGCGCTGCGTTCGTCAACACGATGGGCATCGTTGCCAGGATGGGCGGTCGAGCTTTGCTTGCGGAGGACGAGTTCTTCAAGGGCATTGCGCGCAGATCACAAATTTATCAGCTAGCAGAAATTGATGCGGCGAATCTGTACGATGAATTACTTGCAGCCGGCAAAACAGTTGATGAAGCCAAGGCAGCATACGTCGAGCGCAAGACCAAAATCCTGATGGACCCTCCACTGGATATGGTCCGGTCAGCAGACGAGGCGGCACGCAAGCTGACTTTCCAGGGTGATATGGATGGATTCCTTGGCGACCTGCAACGCGCTATGTCACATCCTTTAATCAAGTTATTCGTACCGTTCTTCAAGACGCCAACAAACGTCATGGGCGAAACCTTTGCGAGATCACCGCTTGCTTTACTTCACCCTAAAACATTAAGCCAGATCAAGGCAGGTGGGCGCGAAGCTGACATGGCAATGAGCCGTATTGCTACCGGGTCGATGGTCATGGGCATGATGGGCTGGTTGTCAATGGGTCTGTATGGCGAAGACAACGACGTGATCATCACAGGCGCAGGCCCAACCGACCCAAGAGCACGCGCAGCGTGGACAAGTAACCTTGGGTTCCAACCGTACTCTGTGAATGTACGCCAGGAAGACGGCACTTACTTATCAATTACTTACTCTCGGTTTGACCCAGTCTCTGGCGTGTTAGCCATGGCGGCTGACTTTGCGTATTACGCGCAGTACGAAGAAAACCCTGACGTACTGGATGCGCTTGCAACAGCAGCGACACTGAGCGTCTCTGAGTACGCATTGCAGATGCCTTTCTTGCAAGGTGTGCAAGAGCTTGGCATGGCGATGATGAACCCAGACCCAAGGGTTCGCAGTGAGCAATTACAGAGACTGTTGACAGAGAAAGTTGGGGGCGCCGCATTAACGATGGTTATGCCTGGCACTAGCTCTTTCTCCAAAGGTGTCGGCAGACTGCAAGACCCAACAGCACGCCAGACAATGCCAGAAGCGGGAACGGTTCCATTACTTACAACAACCAAAGAGATTGATGGCGTAGAAGTCTCTGTTCCGATGGACATTACCGATGCACCGGCTTGGATGCAGGGATTCTATACAGCGCTTAACAAGGCCAAGGCAAACAATCCTTTCTTTAACCAGGACTTACCGCCACGTCTTAACGAATGGGGCGAAGTTATGACTGTAGGCACTGGAGCTGGCTGGGAATTTTGGTCACCAGTACGCATTAAAAACACAACCTACTCTCCGGTTGATGAGGAAATGGTTTACCTGGGCGGAGGCGTAAGCCGTACTCCACAAAAGATCAGCGGAGTGCAGCTCAACTCAGAGCAATACAATCGGTGGATCGAGCTGACGAATACTTTAGATGCGATGGGATTCCCTCCAGAGCATTCAGAGTATGACGTGTCTCTAGTTCTGCTCCCAAGATTGCAGGATGAAATATTCTCAGATCAGTACCAATCCTATCCAACAAAAGAAGATAAGCTCAATGCACTGAACAATATTATCTCGACGCAGCGCACAATAGCGCGCGATCGAATGTTGTCAGAATACCCAGAGCTTGCTGAAAAAGTTAACGCGGCACAATGATGATGTCCAAACGGAAATATGGTAAAAAGGCAAGTAATTCAGAGGACTTAGTAAATGGCTGACTACAACATCAACGCGGTAACGCGAAAAGTATCATACACCGGTTCGGCTGGCGTTGGTCCTTACGCATTTAACTTTGAAATCCTGGACGAAAATGACGTCGCAGTTTACTTCAACACAACGCTGCTGACACTGACCACTGATTACACGGTCACCATCAATGCAAACGGCACAGGCTCTGTCACCATTGTTGTCGGAACTAACGTCCCAACGACTCCAGACGCAGACGACACCATCATCATCGTTGGCGCTCGGGACATTGAGCGTACCACTGACTTTGTGACAGCTGGTGACTTGCGCGCTGCGGCGCTCAACGAGCAGCTTGATTCAGCGATCATCTTTGATCAGCAAATCTCTGAGCGGGTGGACCGCGCATTAACCGCGCCGGTCTTTGATCCAACAGGGATCGACATGACATTGCCAGCCAAGGCAGATCGCGCTGGCGCTGTTCTCGGATTCAACGCCACAACAGGTAACCCAGAGGCCGGTCCAACAATCGCAGACGTCTCATCCCTTGCGGCGATCACAGCAGACATTGCAACCTTGGCCGACATCGAAGACGGCACAGACGCAACGGATGCAATCCAGACAGTTGCAGCCAACAACACCAACGTCACCACAGTCGCTAACATTTCGGGCAACGTCACCACAGTCGCAGGGATTAGCTCGGATGTAACATCTGTGGCAGCGGATGCCTCAGATATTGGCACTGTGTCCAGCAATATCAGCAACGTCAACACAGTGGCTGGAATTAGCAGTAATGTCAGCACTGTTGCTGGGAACAACGCAAACGTCACAACAGTTGCGACGAACATCTCAGACGTCAACACAGTCGCCGGGATCAGCAGCGATGTTTCATCTGTTGCGGCGATTGACTCAGACGTCACCACAGTTGCAGCAGACGGTACGGATATCGGTGCGGTTGCAACGAACATCGCAAACGTCAATACAGTTGCGGGGATCAGCGGTAATGTCACGACGGTCGCAGGGATTTCTGCAAACGTCACTGCCGTTGCTGGTGACGCAACCGACATTGGCACAGTGGCCACAAATATTTCAAACGTCAACACAGTCGCTGGCATCTCATCTGATGTCACAACAGTGGCCGGTATCAGTGCAAACGTCACATCGGTTGCAGCCGATGCAACGGACATTGGAACAGTTGCCACAAACATGGCGAGCGTCAACACGGTTGCCAGCAACAGCGCAAACGTCACAACGGTTGCCGGGATTAGCTCTGACGTCACTGCTGTCGCAAACATCTCTGGCGACATTCAAGACGTACAGGACCAGCTGGCAGCGGTACAGGTGGTCGCTGACGATTTGCAGGAAGCAGTCTCTGAGATTGAGACAGTCGGTGCAAATATCGCTGACGTCAACACAGTGGCCGGCATTTCGTCTGACGTCACAACGGCTGCTGGTAACTCAGCAAACATCACAACGGTCGCTGGGATTAGCGGCAACGTCACAACAGTTGCTGGTATCTCATCTGACGTAACAGCAGTTGCTGGCGACGCAGCAGATATCGGTACTGTCGCAACAGACCTGACTGGTTCTAACAACATTGGAACAGTTGCCGGGTCGATCAGTAACGTCAACGCGGTTGGCGCTGCAATCAGCGACGTCTCTACTGTTGCGACGAACCTGACAGACGTTCAGTCGTTTGCGAATACATACCGCATCGGCAGCGCAGACCCATCCACTAGCTTGGATGAAGGTGACCTGTTCTTTAATACAACAGACAACGCGCTGAAGTATTACGACGGTACATCTTGGGCATCGATCACAGCCGGCCTGACTGACATTGTTGGTGATGCGACTCCTCAGCTTGGCGGTAACCTAGACACTAACGGCAACGACATTACATTTGGCGACAACGACAAAGCCATCTTTGGTGCGGGGTCGGATTTACAGATTTATCATGATGGAGCTACGGGCGAATCTTATATTACAGAGTCCGGCACAGCTAACTTTTTCATTCAAGGAACAAATCTTAGACTTCAAGACACGTTAGGTGCAAATTACCTTACAGCACAATCTGGTGGTGAACTATATTTGTATCATAATGGATTGCAAAGAGTCCAAGTTAATACCTCTGGCATTGACGTAACAGGCACAATCACGGCTGATGATTTATTGACGCTTGAGTCAGCATCTTCTTATAGGCCAGAAGTAAGACTTAAAAACACAAACTCTGACAATACTGCTCCGTATGTTGTACTGCAAAAAGACAGTGCGTCCCCTGCGAATAACGATGCTTTAGGAATTGTTTTATTTCAGGGCGATGATTCCACAGGGACTCCAACAAATTATGCAGAGATACAAGGCATCAGTTCTAACATTACTAATGGTTCAGAGCAGGGAACTATTAAGTTAAGAACAGCACAAGGAGGATTATTAGATCGTCTAACCATTGAAGGAAACGGCGACATCTCCTTCTACGAAGACACTGGCACGACACCTAAGCTGTTCTGGGATGCGAGTGCGGAGTCTTTGGGGATTGGGACGAGTAGTCCTAGTGCCAGATTAGAAACAAAAAATGCAACTGATGGAAGTACATTAGCGTTTCAAGCAACAAATGATAACGACCACGAGATTGTTCGGATAGGTGCGCAAGCTGATGGTGATGGATATTTAACTGTTCACGGTCAAGGTGTTAGTACAAATGTAAAAGTTCAATTACATTCAGATGGAGATTCTTATTTTACTGGTGGTAACGTAGGGATTGGTACGACAACTCCTACAATAGACAGTAGTCTTGCGGGATTGTCTGTTAATGCTAGCGGTACTGTGGCTCAAGTTAATAACGTCAACGGTGCAACTCTTAAACTTACTGATCCTGCAACAGGCGGGAACAGAGGTCTTGGCCTTACTCTGCAAGGTACAGAAGCCGCAATTTCAAACTGTGAAAGTGGTAGTTTGCGATTTGGTACGGGTAACGCAGAGCGTATGCGCATCGACTCCAGTGGTAACGTAGGGATTGGGACGAGTAGTCCAAATGCAACTTTAGATACTTACATTGGTGAAGGACTAACCACATTCGGAGACTTTGCAAATAGTGTAAGAGTGCAAGGTGGAAATAATACTGGTAAGTACGTTCCGATTACTTTTGGAGGTTATGGGAGTTATGCCCCTGCATCTATTGCATATTTGGTAACAACTGGTACGGGCAATACAAATGGTGCTTTGGTCTTTGGTACAAGGGATGTAACTACTGACACTAGACCAACAGAACGTATGCGTGTTGCTTCTGATGGTGATGTGCTTATCAATACTACAACCCCAGTCGCAGACACAGGAGCTATATTTTGTGTCGATGGCTCTGTTGGTTTTCAGTCGCAGGGACGGCCTTGTTTAACTGTCAACAGGCAGACGGATGACGGAAATGCTATTGAGTTTAAGAGAGGTGGAAATCCCGTAGGTAATATACGAGTAACAACCTCATCAACGTCCTACAACACCACATCCGACTATCGCTTGAAAGAAAACGTAGTTGACATGACAGGTGCAATCACCCGTGTCAAAGCACTTGCACCAAAGCGTTTTAACTTTATTGTTGATGATGACGCTACAACGGTTGACGGCTTCTTAGCACATGAAGCGCAAACGGTAGTTCCTGAGTCGGTCACTGGTACACACAATGAAGTAGACGATGATGGTAACCCAGTTTACCAAGGTATTGACCAGAGCAAGTTAGTACCGCTACTGACTGCGGCATTGCAGGAAGCCATTGCAAAGATTGAAACACTTGAAACTACACAGGCTGACTTGTTAGCCCGTATTGAAACACTAGAAGGAAACTAAACAATGACTACATTCACTTGGACTATCGCAAACCTAGAACGCACCAACGATGACGCTAAAGGCGTTGTTGTCGCACACTACCGTGTAGACGGTGTAGACGGTGAACACACAATGGGTGCATACGGCAGTCAGTCGTTCACACCAGACCCTTCAGCAGACGACTATGTCGCCTTTGCAGACCTCACTGAAGCCACTGTTGTTGGTTGGGTGCAGAACGCATTGGGCGGTGCTGAGAAAGTTGCTGAGATTGAAACGGCATTGCAGGGTAGGATCGACGAGCAAAGATCACCAGCAACCGTATCAGGGTTGCCTTGGGCCGCAGCGGAGTAAGTAAATGAGCGACGATAAGCAGAACCTCCCATTGACCGACGCGCAGATCGAAGCGATTGCGGAGAGAGCTGCTGAAGTCGCCTTGAACAAAGTGTATGCAGACGTCGGTAAGAACGTCCTCAAGAGAATGGCATGGCTGACAGGGGTG